CGTCAGACTGAACCCGCATCTTTTCCTTCTCAATGTCAGCTTGAATCCGCTGAGCATCAAGGGCAAGGCGTTGTTGGGCTAGTTGGTTGTCTGCCAGATCTTTCTGCTGTTTACGTTGCAAGTCTTGCTGTTGGATCTGGATCTCAGCTTGCTGGAGTTGCATTACAGGGTCTTGGGCCTGTTGTTGAGCCTGTTGTTGTTGGGCTTTCTGTTGGTTAGCCTGGGACAACTGTTGAGCAGCGGTAGCAACCATCCGGGACAACTGCACTTCCATATCAGGGGTGAGTTCCGAATCCGGGGCCGGCATCTCCACACCTAACTGCTTTTCTACGTTTGCACGGTAGGAGAAGGCCAAGTGTTGGGCAATATGAGCCATGATGGCTCCTTGCATCTGCTGGGCCATAGGGTTCTGACCAATCATCTGCATGATTGACGGGTCTTGCATCATTGCCATGTGAGTGGCGATATGTGCATCATGGTCTTGATATATGAAGGCTTTGGTCGGTTTGCCCACAAGGAATGCCATGTTCTCGCTGATTGGGTCTTTCGGCGTCTGGTCATCCTCAATTGGAACAAGCTTATCTGCGTTCTTGATTCCCAACACTTCCAACATCTGCCGGTGAAGCTGGGGTAAGTCATAGATCTGAGGGGCACCTTGGGCTAATTGGATGGCGGCTTGATACTGCATGATCCGCTGGGCCATAGTGGCTGCGTTTGGATCGCTTACGGGTATCACTTCCGTAGTGTCGTAGTCAGCCTGTTTGGCCTTACGGTCACCGCTTTCCGGGTCATAGCTGTAAGACTTAGGAGCGTAGTCCCGAATAATGCCTCGGAGCAGTTTAAACTCCATCCGCATTGAGGCATGGACCCGAGCCTGAACAGCACTCATGGTCTTTAGCGTGCGCTCAAGCAAAGCCAGGGTCGTTCCGACAGGAGCGTTAGAACTCATGTCGCTGATGTTCATATCGCTGATAGCACCGAGTCGTCGGCCTTCTTCAGTGATCTGGTTTAGCAAAGCCAGCAGAGTTTGGCTAGGCTCCTTATAAGGGAGCGGCATGATGTTGTCACGCACAGTTCCACTAGGCACATCTACGTCCCGGAACTCGCCCGGAGCAATAGGAGTGTCGTCACCTTTGATTCTTAAGCCACGGGCTTTTAAACCCCCTGGAAGGTTACTTAATGACCCGGCGTCTACTAATTGACGAATAAGAGAAGTGCCAGCCCTAGCATACCCCCCAATAAGGTGAATAAGACCAAGACCATAAGCCCCAAAGCCAGGGATATAAGTATATTGAACAAAGTGCTGTCGTTTGAGTCTTTGTTTGTCATCTTGATCCCAATTCCTGCGGATAGCCAACACCTCTTGAGTACCACGCTCAATGGTAATAACGTAAGGCAATGCTATACCGTCTTCATCTTCAAACCCCGGCAGATCAAAGTCTGCGTGGATTTCAAGTAACTGATACCGGTCATCGTCAGTAAGGGAATACCCTTGCTCTTCTGCCTTCTTCTTTTCAACGTCAGAGAAGATGTGTACAGGGTCACCTAGGTCAATATCACGATAAAACCCAGCGACTTGCAGTTTCCTAACCTCGTTCTCAGTCTTACGCATTACATGGGTAACACGTTCTGCGTTGTATATGTTGCTTGCCCCGTAAGGCATAACCATATCTTCAGCAGGAAGGAAAATGGCAGTCTGCCTTCCCTGGGCCGGGTCGTAGTAGACCTTTTTAAAGGCTGCTCCTGAAAGACCTAAGCTATACAAAAGCCGTTCATGCTCTGGACGGTACTCAGTCATCACCTCCGTCAATTGGTAGTTCATGTCATCTTTGACACGCTCTGCTGCTTCTTCCTTCAGTTTGTCCACCGCCCCGACGATTTGGGTCTTAACCGGGCCTTGGGCGGGGAAAGTCTCAGTGATCATCTCCGCTTGGAAGCGGATAGCAGCCTCTGAAAGAAGGGTTGAAAAGACTCCACAAGCCCCGTTCCAGGGCTCTGTACGCTCTTCATACTTCATTCCTAGGACATCTAACCCCTTAACAAAGGCATCAACCCAGTCTTTGCGGCTGTTAATGTCGGTCTCTACAAGGTCAATAAGCTCAGAAGCAATGGACTGAAGCTCACTATCAGACATGTCCTCAGCTAAGTTTTCATCAAAGCCGTCGTCTTCTTCCCCGTCAATCTCAATTTCTACCCCGCCCATAGCAATACGGACTGACTCCGGGTCTTCAATCTCAATCTCAATGTCCGGGCCTTCGTCCATTCCTGCGTCTGTGTTGTAGGGAACCATAGCCTTGTCAAAGTTCGTAGCCATCTTTAATCCTTAGTAGTATTCAACCCGTCGCCGGGGGAGATCGTAGTCTGGTTCGTCAGACTCAATGGTGATAAAGCCGCCCTGCCTGAACCTGATCAAGGCCTGACTAGAGGAGTCCACAAGGTCATCATGGTCCCCATTTGGGAACGATGCCATCTCTTCCATAACCTCATCTGCCCATCGTTTCTCCGGACACCACACAATTCCAGAGGCAAAGAGGTCAGATATTGAGTTTACACGGGCTATCTTATCGCTTCCCTTGCCCGGTGTGTACTCCGATAAGGGTATACCCATCTTCCTCATCTCGTAAATCAAAGGAGCACCAGCGGCTTTCTTCTCAACGATCAAAGTGTCGGGCTTCCACTCAATCCACATCTCCATAGCAGCTTTTTTAAGCTCAGGAAACTCCATCCGCTCTTTAAAAGCGTTCAGCAAGATGATGTTTTGCTTGAGATTCCCATGCTTATCAGGGTGTGTAAACACTCCCCAGGTTGTACAAGCCGAATAGTCTGACCTGTTGGTCTTCTCAAACGCTGTATCCCAGGACTGGATCACATAACTGCACTCTGGAGGGTCTTCATGGGGCCAGATCTGCCATTGGTCCCGCTTAATGATCGCCCCTTCCTCTGAAGTGGGGTTCTGCTGGTACTGCGCTTCCCATTTAGACACAGGAAGTTCAGCTTTAAGAGCCTCAAGCTCCTCTTTACTCCAAAACCCAGGCCACAAAGGAGTCCCAGAAGGCAGAATTGCTGGAAACTCTATGATTTCCCACTCATCCACCCCTGTTTTATCCGAAGACTTCAGTATTTGACCCGTCAAGTCACGCTTTGACCATCGGGTCATAACAATGATGATGGCTCCCCCAGGCTGGAGACGTTGTCTTGGACCCGAGGTGTACCACTCATACACGTTATCAAACACCGCAGGGTTGCCCTGCTTGGCTTCTTGTTCACTATGAGGGTCATCAATGATCAAAAGATCAGCGCCCTTACCCGTTACAGCCCCTCCAACCCCAATAGCGAAGTAGTCTCCACCCTTGTCAGTGTTCCACCTGCCTGCTGCCTTTGAGTCACTTGATAGTTTCATATCAAAGACCTTGGAGTACTGCTCTGAAGAGACTAAGTTCCTGACCTTCCGTCCAAAACCCACTGCTAGCTCTGCGGTGTGTGCAGTCTGGATGATCTTCTTCTCAGGAAACTTACCCAAAAACCAAGAAGGCAGAAGAAAAGAAGCAAACTCTGACTTGGTATGCCTAGGTGGCATGTTGATGATCAACCGCTTTAAGTCCCCAGAAGCAACCCGCTCAAAGGCGTCTGCCATGATTTGATGATGCTTCCCAGATATAAAGATGGGCCACATCTGCTGAACAAAGAACAGGTAGGACTCCCTACAACGCTCAACCCTGTCCATCTCCATAAGCGCAAAGATCTTGTTTCTTTCGTTCTCAGGCACCTTGTCCACTATCGACAAGTACCCGGCTATTTCCTTCTTAGTCAATAAACTCATAGGTTGACTATGTCGTTAATGGACTTGTCCACTAGCTTAATAGAGTAGTACTTCCTAGTCTTGGTCTCCAGATGACCATCTTTTTCTAACCTCATCACAATCCTGTGCATGTTCGCCCTAGACTTCATCTTCAACCCACTTGCCAATACCGCATAGGAAGGCCCAATCCCGTGGATCTTTGTATAAGCCTTGATGAAGTCCAAGACAACCTGCCATCTTGGACTCACTTGTCTCTTTCCTTCATCTTTGCCAAAGCCCTGTAGATGTCCTTACAAGCCTCCATAGCCTTCCATGACTCATCCAAAGCCTTGTCATACTCCCTCTTACAAGCAGCCCAGTGAAGCTCCTTTAAAGCGTTCTCTGCCACCATAGTGGGCATTGCGTAATCTTCAATCACCTTCCTCCTCCAAGAGCTTTTGCTCTTCTAAAGCCAGCTTGTATTCTTCTTCCGTAACAAGCTCATAACTTATTTCACACTTACAAAGCTCCGGGTAACCCCATCCTGGGCAAGCCTTGTCATGCCCTACTACAAGATAGTTCAGCCCAGGCTTAACCGATTTCCACAACTCGTCTTTTGCCATGATTCCTCCGTGTAAACAGTGTAGCATACAGGTGTATGTACATACAATTGTTTCCTGAAAATATATATATAGGGGGGGGTGGGGAGGGGAGGAGGAAGGGGGTGGGTATT